TAACATCACAAGTGGTAATGGTTCCGTCAGGTCCTGATCCAGTTGCTACGTTACTAGAAAAATACGAAGCTACCGAAGAAGTAATGGCAGTTGTTTGTGCTTGTATCAGTGGCAATCCAGACATAGTGCTCAATCCACATCCTGCGGTAGTAGGCAACCAATAGCTGGTATCATTGATACTTGTTCCAACTGGTACGTCTTGCTGAGCACGATAAAAAACCGTGTCTGGGCTCAACTGTGCCAGGCCATTTACTGCTGGCGCATTGGCCACTAGATCGTTGGCCAAATAAGTTGTGTTAATGTTCCAAGGAGTTCTTGGCAGGGTGTTGACTGTTGCAGCCAACGCAGGCAATGTGGTATTGGTTACGTTGGTAACTTGTTCAAATGCCACTTGCACAGCCTTGTTACTTACTGCTTGTGCCGGAGGAATTACTTTGCCTAAATCTTCACACCCATTAGGAGCTGCCAGATATGCTGACACATTGTCGGCCAAGTTCATGTTTACACTGCCGTCTGGTCCGTATACCGGAACTGGACCCACGGGACTGGGTGTTTGTAATGTGGTATAGCTGTTGGGAAATGTCTTGGTTTGATCCAACAAGTCAGCCATACTGGTAATATTAGGTGTGGTAACTTCCAATATACTCAAAACTTGGTCTAGGTCTGTGCCAGTAACATTGGTCATACCTTGATAGGCCAACTGTTGTAAACGTAAATATTCGTTTTCTGACACTGTGTCTGCACCTGTCAACAAAGTCTGAATATTGTTAGTTGACAATCCTGCAGCCAACAATGGCGTTTGTACAGGTCCAAACACACCGCCTACCATGTTGCCCTCGGCAGCCAATTGACGCAATAGTCCAGCTGGTGTGCCATACATTCGAAGATCATTCAAGTTGGTCAAGTTACCTTGATTGGTCAAGTCTGTGGCAAAGTTTCCAAAGTCTGGATTCACATCACTAACGCTGTTGGTAACCAACGTATCCATATTGGTAAATGTAGGACCAAGATAAGTTTGTGCATTGACAGCAGAATTAATAAACTGATTGGTTGTGTTGATGTAACCTTGTACTGCCATGAAGCCTTGTGAGAATCGACCAACATCGCTGTTACCAAGATAGTTGTTTCCAGTTTGTTGTATTAACCCCGCAAATCCTGCAGGCACAGTGGATACAGGAGTAAGATTGGTAAAGGTCGCAGGAATGCTGTCGCCTAACGCAGGAATGGTTGTGTTGCCAATGGTCAACAATGATGTCAATGTTGTTGCGTTAGCAAATGATGCGGCAGTGTAATTGGCCACAGCGGTGAGAAAATTTGGAATTGGTGATGCAGCATTAAATGATGCAATTGCAGTGGTCAATGCAGTAGGTAATGGATCAATGCCAGTGTTAGCCAACAAGGCCGAGGCTGCTGTTAATTGCAACGGAGTTAGAATTCCTTGTGCCATTATGCTGCCACCCTAACATCACCTGAGCCGCCAGCTCTAGCATGGCCACAAGTATCACCGGCACCTGTGTAAACTACAGGAATACCACCAGCTCGAACTGAGCCTGATCCGCCAGCTGTGACAGCACTACAATGAATAGGCGGGCATCCTCTTTGACCGCAACAAGGATGAGCACTTACAGAGTTGCCATCAACAATTACTGCTCGACCGTTGACTCGCACTGAACCAACGCCACCACTGGCTACTCCTCCTGCACCGTCTGCATCACCTACTCGTTGTACTGCTGGCATTTTATCCCACTAAAATTCGCTTTTCTGGCACCTTGATGCCTGTGGTTGCTTCGATGTATTTCATACGAACTGATTCGTCTGTTAATGCAGAGATAGCAACACAATTCATATTTAGCCGGGGATTTTTGTCAGGATCTGCGGTAAACATTGATGGCACAAGTCCCATGCCTTGAGGGCCAGGAGCCACACTTACAGGGTCCTGTAACATGGCATAACCTTCACCAGCATCCACAACTTTGGCAATCATTTCCTCGCCTGAGTTCAGTTTGAATGTGTAAACTTTTCCAATTTCCATTATTTGCTTTCTGTTAGTTTTGTTCTGAGTTCTGTGAACCCGCCTACCAGTTGATCATCTAAAAAGATCTGTGGTACTGTGCGAGCATTTGGTACTGCTTCTAATAGTTGTTCTCGTGTCCAACCATGCATGATATTGCGTTCTTCAAATTCAATGTTGCGTGATTTCAACAACGCCTTAGCTTGGTCACAGTAGGGGCATTGGTCTTTTGACCATACAATTGCTTTCATTTTATTTTCCTTCTTTTGATTTGTCGTAAGTCTTGGCAAAAATATCTGTTTTTACAACACCATAGTCACCAGGACCGTGTCGAACAATGTAGTCATTGCCGCGAGTGTATTCTAAGTTACCCCATGACGCTCGAACAACACCGTCATGGTCAGCAAGTTTTGCTACTTTCATAATCTTCTTAGGTGTAGCAGTACCATCACCGTTGTCGTCATAGTAGGCATTAAACTTAATAGGACTAACAGGATACCGCTCGCCTTTAGGACCAGTGATAATCTTGTGACCCACTGTGTAGGCGACAGGACCTTCCAGTGTGTCTATTGTACCATTATCAGTTGCTGTTTCATACTTGATAGGAGTTGGATGTTTGTAGGTTTCAAACCCACCCGGTTGGAACCATTCGTCGTTGATCATAGATTTGGTAACTCGTCGTAGTCGATAGCATCACTCATCACGCCAATAACATAGTTGGTTGATTCGTTTTCCTGCAGGGCAGTTTGTTTCTTGCTGGTGTCCACGTGCTTGTTGAACCACGGGATAGGTGTAGAGCGTGGTGCAGGCTCTTGGTACTTGAGGCCAATTTCTTTCAGTGCATTGGCTGCTGTGTAATCCACAAAGTCTTTCAAGATCTGTGCGTTAAGGCCAATCACCGGACCTTTGTTGAACAAGTAGTCTGCCCACTCTTTTTCTTCACGGATCACATCCAAGTATAACTGATACACTTCGGCTTCGCACTCTGCTTTGGCTTGAGCAAAGCGAGGGTCTTCTTTCACCACTTGGTTGATAATCCAAGCAGTCCATTCCTTGTGCAGGATTTCATCTTGTAGAATCAACTGAATGATGTTGCCGTTGCCAATGAAGATCTTGTTCTCTACCATTGCTAAACTAGTAGCAAAGGATACCATAAAGCGGAATGCTTCCAATGCATAGCTTGCATTGAGTGCCATCCAAATAGCTTTGACATGGCCGTGATCCTTGACAGGAACTTCCAGTTCTTTTTCACAATTGACCATGTGCAAGTGATCGTAATAGCGACCCACACTTGATGCCATGTCCACAATCTCTTTGGTGTCGTGGATGGTGCTAAACACATCCTTGGGCACATTGTAGATGTTACGAATGATGTGACTGTAACTGCGGCTATGAATGTTGGTTTCAAAGAAACTCCAGTTGTACATTAGTGCTTCCAGTTCTGGAATGCTCACTACAGGAGTAAACACCTGTGCTGGTCCACGGCCTTGCAAGCTGTCTAGTGCTGTTTGGCGCAAGAGATTACTGGTAAAGATATGTTTGACTGTGTCTGATGCTTCTTTAAAGTCATTAGCATCCTTGCTCAATGAAATTTCTTCTGGCACCCAAAAGAAACCACGAGCTTCTTGTTCGTACTTGGCCAGTTTGTTGTATTTGACTTCTTCAAATCGCTGAATGGTTACAGGACCAGCAGGATCCAAAAACATCTTGCGATGTAGATAGTCTGTTTTGGTAGCGAGATTGTATTGTGCTTGGCTCATTTTTTGTCCTATGTTGTATAATTATGTCTATCAGCAATCATGTATTGTAATACTCAACACTGATACTGTCAATGCATTTCCTAAATTTATCTTCAACTTCATCACGGTTATCTCCAACAACAATTGCATATCCGTTAGGATAAACACAATTGTCATGATCAGCCACAACAACTTGTTTTGGTAACTCTAACTTGGCAGCTAATTCGGAATTCTTGCAGGAAATCTCTTTGATGTCTCCGCATGGCAATCCCAATTGCCTAAACAAAACTGCGCCAGTTAAATTTATAACAAATTGTTCTTGATGCATTCTTGACAGCATTTTGCTTACGTAATTTTCTTCGCCACCATATGGCATCAACAAAAGTCCGCCCATGGATAGCCTTGCGGCAAAATCTATAAAATAAAACTGACCGTCTGCATCAACCACAACATCAAGCATGAACGGAACATTGTTTAACTGGGCAACATCAAAAAATCGTTGCAAATGATCCGTTACTGGTTGTTGTAGGAAACTGTATTTACTTGGAAAACTCAACCCAGTTTCTGGCACATACGGAAAAGCATCACTTTCGATGTCATAGCACAGGTCAATGTCAATACATCCATCCACAACTGTGCCCACAAACGACACAATGTTGCCAGGTATGTATTGTTGCACAAT